AGAAATCTGGAAAATATCTACGAACACGATTTGTTGTTGGGTCTAAATAAGGAATCCAGAATTCTTCTGATGCCCATTCAAGTATATTTTCATTTAAGTCACAGTAATTCATAAACTTTCTTTCCCAAAGAGACCTATAAATAATATTTTGAGAGTCTCCTTTATACTTTTTAGGATTAGAAGGTCGATATATCCCTTTATAGCTCATATATAGTAATAACAACTCACACTTATTTATCGTGTCATTTCCAAAAAGAGGTCAAATATTTAAAGATAACATTGATAGAATTAAAAGTACAGTCGCAAGACCGTCTCTTGATACTTTTTATGAGGTTAATTTTTCGTTCGGAAAATATCAAACTTGGTTGTCTGATGCTCCAGGCAAGAGAAGAACACAGGGAACTGATTTTATGCAAAAGATGTCCTTGATGTGTACACAAGCGGAACTTCCAGGCACAAGTTTCGTACCTTCAAGTGCAATAGGACATCGCCAAGGTATTCAAGAAGAGTTTCCAAATCTTAGAAACTTCCCACCTTTGAATCTTGTGTTTTACGCTGACGCAGACCATGTTATTATAGAAGTTTTAGAAAGTTGGATGTCATATATTAATCCAATTTTTAATTCTGGTATTAGAGATTCTAACGCATTTACACGTTTTAATTATCCAGAGGATTATAAAGAAACAATTCACATCACAAAATTTGAAAGAGACACTTTCATAGAAGAATCAAGAAATGCAAGTTATCAATCTGACTTAACAAGTTATGAGTTTGTGAATGTATGGCCGATTGATTTAACTTCAATGAGAGTTGCCTATGGTGACTCAAATGTGTTAAGATGTAGTGTACAGTTTGCCTATGATAGATTCTTCACTACCTTTAATTATAATGACATTCAAAAACAAGTTGTGAATACTCCAGTGGGTGTTGTGAATTCAAAAGACGTAGTAACATCAAACACAACAGTTGACCCTGCTGCTGTTGAGGGTGGTTCTACTATCAGTAGAAAAAATCTCAGTTCAGGTGGCTACGGTGGTGGAGTGGGTAATCCAACTAATCTAAGAGGTAGTGGAGTAAAGGATAGAGGAAATAGAGTCCCTTATGTTAATCCAAATCCCAGTAAAAATAAGAGAGGAAGTGCTTTCAGATAACTCTCCTATATAAAATACTGAATCGATTATTATGCCATTACCAACCATTGAAACTCCAACTTATGAGTTGAAGCTACCTTCATCAAACAAAAAAGTAAAGTATCGACCCTTTCTTGTTAAAGAAGAGAAAATATTAATCATCGCTCTTGAATCAAAGAATCAAAATGAAATCACAAATGCTGTGACAGATGTTTTGAAGAAATGTATTTTGACAAAAGGAGTTGATGTTGATAACTTACCCACATTTGATATCGAGTTTCTATTTTTAAATATTCGTTCCAAATCAATTGGAGAGGATATCAAACTCACAGTTACTTGTCCTGATGATAATACAACCAAAGTTCCAGTCACAATATATGTGGATGAAATCAAAGTTGTTAAACCAAGAGGACACACAAAAGATATTAAATTAGATGATGCCATGACACTTCGTATGAAGTATCCATCTTTATCTCAGTTTATCTCAAATAACTTTGATACAGAGGATGAAGCAGAGTCGATGGTTGATAAAACATTTAATGTTGTCGCTGATTGTATTGATGTAATTTACAGTGGTGAAGACGCATGGGATGCTAATGATTACACTCCAGATGAGAGACTTGACTTTGTAAATCAATTGAACTCGAAACAATATAAGGCAGTTGAGAAGTTTTTTGCAACGATGCCTAAACTATCTCACACGATTGAAGTCGTGAATCCAAACACAAAAGAAAAAGGTAGTGTCGTTCTGGAGGGTCTAGCCGATTTTTTCGCCTAAGTATTGCAAGAGAGGATCTTGAATCCTACTACCGTATCAATTTTGCTCTCATGCAATACCATAAATATAGCTTGACGGAACTAGAAAATATGATGCCTTGGGAAAGAGACATTTATGTAACTCTTCTCCAGAATTATATTGAAGAGCAAAATCTAAAGAACCAACAAAGACAGGGAACTGGAAGGTATGGATGAAGAAGAATTAGAACAACCTAGTTCAAAGATAAACGTAGGTAGTTTCTTTGAGAGAGTCGATTCAGTTGACAGAGTGGCTAATCGTGCCTTATCGCAGTCAAGTTCAAATTTAGGTATCATCAATAATCAAAAGTTAATCATTCAAAGTCTATCTGTCTCAATTGAGGCAATGGAGACAAAGATTAGAGATATTGCAAATTATATAATCATAGAGAAAAAAGCTGAGAAAGACGCTGCGGATGATAGACTTTTAGAACAAGAAGATAAAGAACAGAAACGAAGTATGCTTGATAGGGCACTCAAAGGAGACCCAGGCCCCCAAGGTGAACCAGGCAAACCAGCTGAGGAACAACAGGGTGGTGGCGGAAGTTTTCTTGGTGGTCTTCTAAAAGGACTAGCGACATTAGGAATCAGTACATTTGCACTTAAGTATATCGGCCCAGTTCTTCTACCAAAATTATTACTTCTTGCAAAGACAAAACTAATACCTATCATTGGAACTGCCTTAAAAGGTGGTTTTGTAAAACTCGCAGCACTTATCGGTAAAGTCATCACTGGTTTAGTCGCTAAGATTCCTTTTGTTGGAAAGGCTCTGGCTGGATCTGCACTCTTTACTGGAGTTGGTGCAGCTATAATAGGTATAGGTAATTTTATTTCCAATGCATTAAGTGGAAAAGGTGGCGGTGGAGGTGGTGCAGTCACAGATTCTAATGTTGGTATGACAGACCCTACTGTAGAAACTGAAATGGCTGACACCATGAAAGAAAAAGACTTAGTTAAAGGTAAACCCATAAAAAATAAAAGAGGTAGAATAATCGGATATGAGAAGGCTGAGGAAACTGAGGAAGTTGAAGGTGAATCTTTTAGTGAGTATCGAAATAGAACTGGTAACGTAGAGAGTGAAGGTGAATCTTTTAGTGAGTATCGAAATAGAACTGGTAACGTAGAGAGTGAAGAGAAAGAAGTAACTACAGAATTAGATAGTGAAAATATTGAAGAGAAACCTGAGAATGATATAAACTCAATGGAAAATAGAGAGAAGAGAGCAAGACGACAAATAGAAATATATACAGAAAAACTTAATAACACTTCTAATTCTAGAATGAAAAATATATACATGAGAAAAATTAATGAAGCTAAGGAGTTCCTAAAAGAGGGACAATTTTCTGTGGAAAGTCAATTTCCTCAAGTAGAACAATATGATATTGATATTGATCCAAATAAAAATATTATTGATCAAGTTTATGAGGGAATGGGATTTGTCGAAGCTAATAAACAAGATAGAGATTTATCCTTATTAGATGATACAAACGCTAGAGTTGATAGAATAGTTCAATCTACTACAGATGCAGGGAATATTGATCAGAATCAGGGTGTAATCGTTCCAAGAAACACATCACAAACTTCTGAATCAACGATAAAACTTGCTAAGAGTGATGTAAAGTTTGTTCAACTTACAGCAAATCCATACATATCTATCTCGCCAACATCGAAAGGTTTGCCTCCAGAAGTTCTTAGAAGATTATCATAATGTCAGAAAAGAAGTATCTAATTAAAAAATGCACGCTGTTACCAAATGATGATAAGGGTTCTTCATTACAGGAACCCTATGATATTGTTAAAGGTGTCGCTGCTATTGATTATTATGAATCTCTTCAAAATACCACCATATCAATGACAATTACCTTTATTGACGTTGACCAAGTGTTAGGTAGAAAGGGAATAACTGGTGGTGAATATATTGACGTAACTGTTTTAGATGGTGAGGAAGATAAGTTTGAAATTAAATCCACAGAACATAAGTTAATGTTAAATTCTGTCAGAAACATGGTGACAGAAAGTAATAAACAGGTTGCAACTTTAGAGTTTGTTTCAGTTGATGCACTTATAAATGAAACCGCAAGAGTGAATAAAAAGTTTACTGGTAACGTAACTCAAACAGTGAAAACAATACTTAAAGGAGATGAGTCAACTGGATATCTAGGATTAAAAACAAAGAAAAACTTAGATAGTGATGACGCCACTAACTCTTATTCGTTTGTAGGTAATCTAAAAAGACCATTTGATACGATTCAATGGTTATGTTCAAAAGCACAATCATCCACTAAGAATTTTGGTTTTTTATTTTATGAAACCATAGAGGGTTATCATTTTAGATCAATTGAGAGTTTACTAAAACAAGAAGCTGTCCCATATCAACAGGCTGATAGACCCATTGAGGGAAATAAAATTTTACAAAATAATTTAAATCAAACAAATGATATTGGTACTAATTTAAGAATGGGAATGTATGCAAATCGAACTCTCTATATTAATATTGAAAATCATACACTTAAAGAGGTTGATTTTGACATAACTAAATTAGATACTAAAAAGGATCTCAAATTTTTAAAGGACATTGAAAAACATCCATCTCGACTAATGCTTAAAGTTAGTGATGTTGGAGTCTCTCAAAAAGGTTCAGAAAAGAAAGATACAAAACCTAATAGTGAACTTGACGTGTATAAAAATAAATCTTATACTAGAACTAGTTTATTATTTTCACAAACTTTACAAATATCAGTTCCATTGAACACTACTCTGAGAGCTGGTATAAAGGTTGATGTCAAGTTTCCTCTCAAAAATGAAGAGGGTGAAGGTTCAACCGATGAGTATGGAAGTGATAAAACTAATGATCCAAGTGGAGAGTATCTAATATCTGAATTAAGACACCTAATCGGTGGTGGAAGTGGAGAAACTCAACTAACTTTAATTCGTGATGCCTTTACCGCTTAAATAAAAGAAACAGGAGAATCAAATGAAATCAATCGAAGATCACATTGAATACGATAAAAAGATTGCTGATGACCCACAGGCCAATCCAGCAGCAAGAAGACATGCGAAAGAGGAGTTACATGAACTCGAAGAGTATGCCGAACATCACAAAGAAGAAATCGAAGCAGGCGATCATCATGACCCAAATGCTTTAGAACTATTTTGTGACATACATCCAGATGAGCCTGAATGCCTAATCTATGATGATTAATTAGATGTATAAAGAGACAACTGATTTTATAGGGAAAGACCCAATGCAGTGGTGGATCGGTCAAGTTACCGATCCGAAGAAAGGAAAGTGGGATAATCTTTTAGAGAAGAAAAACGCAGAAAATGGTGAACCCATTTACTCACATCGATGTCGTGTTCGTATTGTTGGATATCATGGATGTGGTGATGAATTACCTGATGACCAACTACCACTAGCGCACGTTCTTTTACCACCTAATATGTCAACCACTGGAGGACTTGGTTCATCCATGAAATATCATGGTGGGGAAGTTGTCGTTGGATTTTTTCTTGATGGTGAAGATGCTCAACAACCGATAATATTTGGAACTTTATTCAAACAAAGTTTTATCAAAGATGGAATAAAAAACTCTCAGTTCAACGCAAAGAAACAAACTTGTTTTGTTCCATATACGCCACCAGATGTGAGAGCAACTGCTGGTGATCAACAAAGGTCAGTCACAGGTAGCGGTGGCAATGGTGCTAATGGTGGAGGCAGTGGTGCTGAAGACTCAGAGTGGAGTGGTAATTTTCCAAATGCGTCTGACAAAACTGTTGCAGAAGAGAATGTTAATGCAAATACAGAATTTGAAATGGATAGCTCTACTGCATGTGAAGATAATGAAATATCAAAGATAAGTAATGAAATGAAGGAGTTTTCTCGAAAGATGAAAGTCTTTCAAAAATTAAACTCGTCAGATGTTTTTGTTAATCCTCTCTACGGTGGTCTTGTTGATATGCAGGCAGAGTTAAAATTAACATCAAATCGTATTCAAAACTCTGTAACTAAATTAGTTCGTCGTGGACGTTCATATGTAATAGGAGAAACTTTAGACAAACTATCTACAACTTTTAAAGATAAAGTTCCAAAACCATTACAGGGTGTTGCTGGAGAAGCTACAAACGCTCTATCGAATACAATATATTGTAACTTTGAAAAGATACAGGATCAACTTGGTGATTATCTGATGAAGAGCTTAGAGAATATGTTGGGTCAACTTTTAGATGTGCCTATTTGTGGTGTCGAAAACTTCTTAGGTGATATGTTCGGACAAATTAATAATATCTTAGATACAAGTCTTGGAAGCATATTTGATCAATTAAATTCAATTCAAGGTGGTGGTATCGCACTTCCTAGTAAAACATTTTCAAATGCGATAAAGTTTGCTGATATCATTACAGGTGTTTTAGATTGTGATCAAATGAATTGTCCAGAAAATACTTCATATTCCTCAAAGAATGGAATTAGAAAAGCATTACCTGATGATTTTAGTAATTTAATTCCTAAGATAGGTGTAAGTTCTTTTGTCAATCCTCTTTTAGATGCAATTGATGGTGCAATTCCACAATTGCCAGGACTACCATCTTTAGATGGAGCAGTACCAGCAGTGCCATCCGCACCTAATTGCTCAACAAATGTTCTTAGATGTGGCCCACCAAGAGTTGATTTTCTTGGCCCTCTTCCTTTAGGTGGTCAAGGTGCAACTGGCGAACCAATCATCAATGTTCTTGGTCAAGTAATCGGTGTTGCAATTACTGGTAGTGGTTTTGGATATACTGAACCACCCTTATTATCATTCTTTGATAGTTGTGAGAATGGTTATGGTGCTGGAGGATTTGTTAAATTAGGTGAGGTTACTGATCCAAATGGAAACAGTTCCACAGGTGTTGTTGAAGTTGTAATCACAAGTCCTGGCCAAAACTATCTACCAAATACAACAGAAACTGATCTTGACGGAAATGTTAAGGAAGTAATTCCAAGTCCAGATGGAAATTATGATGGTTCTGTGTCTTATGTTAGTTCAATAGCTGATGTCGTTCTTACGAACACAGGATTTGGATATCAAGATGGCGATACAGTTGCAGTTGAAGGCGGAACTGTGAGTGATACAGTTGCAGTTGAAGGCGGAACTGTGAGTGATACGTTAGGTGATGAGGTATCACAGGGAATTGGTCAAGCGGAAGTAGAGTTAATTATTGAAGATGGACTAGTGGCAGGAGCAAATGTCATTAATGGTGGATTTGGATTCACCAGCATTCCAGATTTAGTCATAAATAGTGACACTGGTAGTGGTGCTAGATTGACACCTGTTCTTAGATTTACTAAGATTGAAGACGCAACTGAACTTGCTCAAATATCTCAGGACGCTGTTGTAACTGTAATTAGTTGTATTGAGAAATAAACATGGGACTTTTTAAACCTAAAGATAGAAAAAATGTAGAGAAAGATATCAGAGAAAGGTATTCTTTCAGTAGTGGTTCAATGCATTCCATACATGGAATGTCTAACTTTGAGGTGCAAACACAAGAATCTCAAACTTTTGGATTTTACTCTAACACAGGTCAAGGTGGAACTGAAGGTGGGCCTGGGACTGGTAAAGCACTTCTATATACGCCAGGCCAATCTTTAGAAGTTCTCGGCACTGGATTAAAAGTTAGAAATGCTGGTGATAATACTGAACTTCCAGCAAAGATTATAAGATGCAAAAATGGTGATGTAATTGTTGATTGTTATAATGGTAACATTACACTTCGAGGAAGAAACATTACTCTTGATGCCAATGGTGGTGGTCAAGATGGACAGATTATTTTGAGTGCGAATCGTATTATTAATGCAAAAGCACCAGATATACGACTTCAAGGTGAAAAAATATTAGTTGACGCTACTAACAGAGTTGATATAATAAGCAAGGGATTCTTTCAACTTAAGTATGGGTTCTCGTTGGCTGCTGCTCATGGTGACATGGACTTTGGTGTGTTAACACAAACTCTTAAAAAAGATATCTTAGCTACACCCACAACTCTCGGAGATGAATAAATGCAAATAGTTAAAACACAAACAGATAAATTAGTTGTTGGGTCGAATGATGTCTCACATCCAGAGGGGAAAGACCAGTCTCCAACTGGAACTGCGGTACTGAACGGCCCTGTTTATGTTGGAAAAACTGGTGCATCACCAAATTATGAGGCAGTTTTAAATGTAACGTCAAACTCTGCACAACAATTGCCTGGCGACCAACAACCAGCTTGTAGTGCAAGTTTGGCAATAAAATCCGATGGTAATCTAACTGTTGCTGGTGATGGTAAGACTGCGAATGCTTTACTCATATCTGGTGGTTCATCAGTAGATACGATACATGTCATAGGTGATATGTTTGTTAGTGGTGCGGTTGACTGTGGTAACAAGGGTAAACTCGCTGCTAGATTTGGAGTTGCTGACGGATTACCACCAAAAGCTTTTGATATAGAACATCCTACAAAGGGAAAAGGTCATCGTCTTCGTTATGTTTCTTTGGAGGGCCCAGAATCATCTGTTTATTGTCGTGGTAGATTAAAAGAGTCTAATGTAATCCATTTACCTGATTATTGGAAAGGTTTAGTTCATGAGGATAGTATCACTGTTCAGTTACAACCAATTGGGACAAATCAAAATCTTGTAATACAAGAGTTTAACAATGAATTCATTGTTATCGCAGAGGATTCAACTAATACTGATTTGGTTACTGATTTATCAACCATTGATTGTTTTTACCATGTATATGGCGAAAGAAAAGATGTGAATCCACTATTAGTTGAGTATGAAGGAAATAGTAGATATGATTATCCAGACCCAAACTTTAGAGAGGATTCAGATATTCCTGCTGAAGATCGTAATTACCGTGATCCTAAATATAATTTCCCAAGAAACACAATTACAAGTTGAATAAATAAACTTAGACAGAATCTGTAATTAGAGAAGAATAGAATGCCTCTTTCAAGACTGGAGAATTTTCTAAAGAATATACAAGGTAATGTTATCTACGTTGACCCCAATGAATTGGATGCGACT